CCGCTCGGGAATTTCTCGGCGTCCCACGTCAGGCGAACGTAGAGGTAGGCGATGCCGCGCAGGCGATGGTTCTCAGTCCATTTTCCATCGGTCAGGCTCGCGGTGTCGTCTTCCAAGTCTTCATCGACCGTCTGATAAGTCTCGCCGAGATGCTTATTGATGCGCGCCACGCCGTTGTAAAAACCTTGAGGCACGTTGCTGACCAGCGGCACCAGCTCGTCGTTGAAATACACCTCGTCAATCGCTTCGACCTCGTGGCCGGCGAGCGTCAGGACGATGTGCAGGTATTCGTTTTTGGTGCCCGTCGTGCTGAGATAAACGATGGTCCCGCTGACTCGGGTTTTGCCATAAACGATCGTTCTCGCCGAGATTGGATTTCGGACCAACTGCGAACGGTCCGAAAGTGACGAGTCCGAAAAGCTCGGCATCTTTGGCGAGAGCAGCTTCGACGCAGCCATTGACGCGGCTGTGACGGCGGCAAACTTAATGACGGATGTGAGCGTCACCGCCTTTGCTGCGGCTACAAAAGAACTGATAACGGCTGGGATGGCTTGTGGCATGTTAAATTCTCCAAGCGGTTTCCACGCTAGAAAGCGGCCCGAAAACAAGCCCGTCCTCCGCGACGAAAGCCGTCGTCACGCCGAGGCAAATCCCGAGCGTCACGCCGCGCCCGGCCTGCTGCGCTACGATGTCGCCTCGCCCGGCCAACTGCGGCGCGACGCGGTGCAGCCCGAGCGCGTCCACCAGAGCCTCAACGCCGCCTGCCTCGTCCAGCACGCGAACCGCGCCAAGTGCGGACGAGTAGCGACCTCGCCACGCCTTCGCGTAATCCTCTCCCGTGCAAAGCTCGACCCAATCCGCCGCGAACATGCAGCAATCGTTCGAGCCCCACGCGAACGGTTGATCGCGGCGTTGCTCGATAAATTGCGCGAGCAGGTCCGGCCAGTTGTCGCGGCGTGCTGGCATGGTCACATGTATGAGGTGGCCTCGGTCTCTCCGCCGCCCTCGCGCACCGGCGCCGCAAGCTTCGCGTTGCCCCAGTAAATTTGTTTTTCTTGAATCGCGGTGACGAACTCCAAGCCAAGATCGCCGGGGTGCAAATTTTCCTGCTCTTCCTGTGTGTAGCGCACTTCACGCGGCCGGCGAAAGTCCACGAGCTTGTTTTCGGCGGTCATGATAATCGACGCTTCTTGGCCGTCGTCGTTGACCGACATCACATCCATGCGCCCGGCGAAGATCGTCACCGGCGAGGCGACGATTGCGCCGGTTGCGTCAAGTGCGCCGAAAAGGACGCTGCATTCCTTCCCTTGGTAGTTCTCGGTAAGCGCGATTGCGACATATGCGCTCGGAATTCCCGAGAGCTGAAAGTTGATGCCCCGCGCCGAAAGGTCGGTGGTCTCTTCGACCGGCGAGATTGTCCCAAGCGTTCCGATGCCTTGGTAGGTCACGGCGCCGACGGTGATCGTGCCGTAACCGCTCCAAAGACGGACGAGCGTCGAGAACGAGAACGACGCGAGCAGGATCGGCGAGAGCTGCGAGGCGCTGACCTCGGTAACCATGTTGGCCGAGAGCGACCGGCCGGCGGTGGTGATGCTCATGACTCAACGTCCTCGATGATGGCAAAGCCTACGCCGTAGATGCTCGCCTCGCCGATTGACCACTCGGTGCTTGGTGACGCGAGGCGGAATACCCCTTTCGCGTTGGCGTAGGTGATGGCCGTGCCGCCCGCGTAGCTTTTGCGAAGTGCCGGGAAAAGGTCCACGCTCGTTGACGAGTTCGATTGCACGACCTTGTAAAGCGAGGTCGAGATTTGCAGCCAATCGCCGACTGCAAATGATCCAGAGCCGCCCGTGTTTGTGTAGGTCAACGTCGTGCCGTTCGCAGTCGCCGTGGCTACGTTCAGCGTCCCGGTGACGCCGCCTCGGTTCAGCGGGTTGGCGTAGTCTTGAAAATAGAACGTGCCGCGCTGCGCCGCGAGTAGGAACGAAATGACGGTCTCCGCGTCCGCACGCTTCATCGGCGGACAATCGACCGAGCCGAGCCACGCTTGCCCCGGCCAGTTGTATTGCTGCGTTTGCAGCGTGAACGGTGAGGTGTTGCGCGAGGTCGCAGAAACGCCCGTAAACGACAAGCGCGAGAGGTTAAACGGGCTTGGCGGCGTGAGTGGATAGGAGATGGCCATGACGATTAGGCGAAGGCTGCGCGGTAGCCGCCGCCGCGTCGAACCATGTCTGGGATCTCGGCCTTGAGCCGGCGACGCTCTTGGTCGAGAATCGGCACGAGTTCAGCCCGCGAGACGCCCGCCGCGATGTTGTAATTGACCGTCACGCTTCCGCCGCCCGAACCGCTGCCGCCGCCCATCTTGTTATTCGGCACGATGGTGCCGCTGGCGTGTGGAACGAACAGCTCCGGTCCCTTTTCGCCGACGACGTAGGGCGAGCCGCTGGCGACGGGTCCGCCCATTGCGCGAACACCGAACGCGCCTTTGATTGCGCCGCCAATGCCGGCTGCGAGCGGCTGCGTGACCAGTTGGCTAAAGACCAGCCGAACCAAATCGCGACCGAGTGAGCGGACAACCTCGCCGAGCTTTTGCCCGCTCAAGATCGCGTCTTCAAAGCCTTGGGCGATCATGCTGCCGGCGTCGTTGCTCATTTGCGCGAGTTGAGACATTGCGGGAATCGTTTTGTTTGCCTCTTCGTTCACCATACTTAGGCGCGATGCCATGTCCTCAACATCTCCTGATGTCGCTGCAAATGCTGCGCCGGCCTCGCCGGTCAGACGAATCATGGTCTCGGTGTCTATAGTGTCAGATGCGTGCAATAAATCGATGCGCTCCAGCGCAGCGATGTATTTTTCCATCGGAGTCATGACGGAATCACTCAACGACTTGCCGAGCTCCTTGTTTTTTTCGATTTGTTCCTGAGTTAATTCAAGCTGTTGATTCAAAAATTCTTGCACCGCTTTGTATTGCTCCAAAGAAATTTCGAGTGCGTCCTGTTCTTCTTTAATTCCGGCTTGTCGTTGCTGCTCTTGGAATTCCGTAAAACCCTTGTAAAGCTCAAGCTTAGCTTCCAGCGATTGTCTTTCTAAAGCTACGCTTAGTTTTCTTCGGTCATTTTCCAAAGCCGCGTCCTCTTCGAGCATTTTGCTCAATTTTTCGGCCTCGGCCACGGTTCCTAAATTTGATTTTGCAACAGGAGAAAATGACTCGCCTTGTAAAACAGACGGCATTTGCGATTCCACTGCTTGCGTCGCTTTTTTTAGTCGCAAAATTTCAGCTGCGTTTTTCTTTCTTTTTTCGTCAATCGCGGCAATTTGACCTTGTGGATCTAGCTCGGCAAATGCCGCGTCTTCGCGCATTTTTGTTATTGTTTTAGTGGACTCGGTTAAAATTTTTCCGACCTCATGCGCACGCATTGCCAATTCGATCAGCTTTTTGATAGCCAGATCTATCACGCCGATCAGCGAAACACCAAGCGACGCCGCAAGCCCGGCTCCAATGGCCCTCGGATCGAAGGCTTTTTTCATGAAGCCCGCCGCCGTCTGAGAGCTTTGCTGTAACTTCGCGAGCGAGTTCTGCACGTTGGCAAAAGCCTGCTTCGTCGCATCGACCGCCCGCAGTGTGAATGATGCTTCAGCCATGGTTTTTAAGTTTTCGGTTTTGGTGTTCGATGTAAGCGAGCCAGCCGTTCAGTTCCTGAGCTGGCATCGCGAGCACCTCGTGGGCAAATTTGTGCAGACGATCCGCGAGCGCGTAAACGGCGAGGAGGTCTGCCGCCTCCCCGCCGTAGATTAGTTTTTTAAGTCGTCCACCTTCGGCGCGTCGTCCGCGAGAATGGCGTTGGCGACGCGGCCGACCACATTGCTGTCGGCCTTGTTCAACAACGTCGGCTTGTGCTCAATCGTGAACAACTTCGCGCCGTGCTCGTCGGTCGCTTTCATGATCAGGATGTCCACGAGCAGCTCCATGTCGTTTTCTTTGCTGCGACGATAAAGCCGGTTCTTTTCCGAAAGCGTGACCGGCGTTGCGTGCACCACGAGCTTCCACTCTGGCACGTCGATTTTGCGCGTGCCGAGCGATGCGAAATGTTCTCTGACGAGGTCGATTGCGTCCATGTGTGTGTTGTGTTTTTTGCCTGCGAAATTAAGCGGTGAGCGTGCTCAACGGACCGTTGCCCTCGAAGGCGATGGAGCCCTCGATAATGCCGTCAAATGACGCGGAGACGTTAAACTGGGTCACGATGGCGGCGCCGGAATAGTAAACGTCGCCGGTGGTGCCGCCCTCTGGATAAAGGTTCAGCGTGACCTGCGAGCCGATGGTGATCAGGAGTTGGCCGGCATCGCCTTCGTCCCAGTAAAGGTCACCAGAAACCGAGAACGATTTCATGGATGCGAGCCGGGTGCGGTAGGTGTCGCCGAGGACCGAGTCCTCCACGGTGTCGGAGGTGTGGGTCAGAGCGTAGTTGCGCAGCTCGCCGATGGTCGTGCTGGATAATTTGATGAGGCCTTCGCGGCCGAGTTTGGTTGCCATAAAATGAGGTTAGTCGGTTGAAAAATAGATGCAGTTGAAAGTGTGCCGAGCCGAGCCGAAGCGCCGGTCCTCGTCTGGCTCAATCGTATATTCCACGCTCGTCAAATGCAGGTCTTGACATTGCCCGCCCAGCGTCACGTCCGCGAGAACCGCCGCCTCAACCGCTGCGCTGCCGGTGTCGAAAAGGTCGTCAATCAGATAGGTTCCGCTCTCGGCGATAAAGTAATCCACCACGAGCTGCAGCTGCCGGTATTGCGTGCGGTTGCTCGGCCCGAGCGTGCGCACCTCGATCTGCTCGCTCACGGCGTAAACGGCTGCGGCCGGAAAGCTGATGCTCGCAATCGTGTTGTTCCTGCCTCGCAAGATGTTCGCGGTCGGAACGACGAGAGCGCCGGTCAATGCGTTGGCGGTGGCGTTGCGGATGTTTGTTCGGGTGCTCATGCTGCTGCGGTTTTGATTGGCATCATTCCTTTTACTCTTATGAAACCCAAATTGACCGCTGCATTTGAATTTATCGCCTCAATCTTTTTGACGGTCGTTTGGATCCGCGAGTTAATCGCGCCGTCAATCATGCGCTGATAATTTGGGATCTTCACGTTGTGCGCCGTCGCCTTGATGAACGGCTGCGGACCAAAGCTGGATCGCACCGAGCCGAACAGCTTGTTGCCGCTGGCCTGCGGCTTGAGCTTGTCGCTGAATTTCTTGTAACGCGCACCGGTTACTTTTGCCGATGAGTTCCATCCCGAGACGGTCCAGCCGACGCGGCCCTCGATCTCGTTGCGATACTTTTTGAAGTCGCTGCCGAACGCAAGTTGGTCCGGCTTGCCGGTGATTCTCCCGCGAGCGTTTTGTTTGCGCCGATGTTCAAGGCGAAGTGCGTCTTCGTTTTCTAAAAGTCTCATGCCGTAGTAGTGTGAGAGCTTTGGATTGCGCAGAAGCGCGCGGAGTTTCTCGACCTGCCGGTTGCGCACGTAGCGCGCCATCGATGTGTAGAATCCGCCCTTGGTCGCCTTGGCCTGCAGGTCTTGGTAAACCAGCGGCTCCGCCAGTCTGGAAAAGTCTGCCCGAACCGCGTTCGCGCCCTGCTGCTTGCTCTTCGGCGGCGTGAATTTAACGATGGTCTGGATCGCGTATTTCGCCTCTTCTTTGATGACCAGTCCGAGGTCCACTTTCGCCGCGTTGGCGAGCTTTGCTAGTTGGAATTCTAGCCGCGAGAAACTGGCCTCGATCTCGATCATATCGATTTTTGCACTTCGAGTTCACATCCCGCGCCCTCGGCGTCGAGCATGACTCGGTCGATGAAATAGGTGATGCCGGCTCG